TATGGACAAAGCCCCAGATAACAAAGCACTTTCAGGAAGCGATATCCCATTCCCATTCGAATCAGAAATTGGTAGAAGGTTAACTCTCGCAGATATTTGCCACTATGCACCAGGCATGTTAAACAAAATTGGCAAAGAAGGTAAAACTTCTTGGGATAGTTTTGCCTATGCTTTAATGATGGGTCATAATGTTTACTGTCATATTGTTGCTGTACAACGTGCTCAACAATTAATGGACATTGAAATAGCCAAGACCAAAGATAAACTTTCATGGAAACATTGGAAGAAAGTTAAATCACAGGATATGAGCGATGAATACAGTGATTGGGTTCCTCGTAATATCTTGTATTTTAATTCCTTGATTGAGGATTTGTTTAATACAAAAACAAAAACAGAAGCATTTGATATGATTGAACGTGCAGGTCCATTCTTACGTAGTCTAGAAGGTGCTCGATTACAAGGCGGTCCTAAACAAAATGAATTTAGAAATTTATTTTCGTTTGATGAAGTAACATCGTCCAATGAAGTTGATTTAGAAAATCCTGATGATGATCAACTAAGAGCATTAGAAGAAGGCAACTTAGGAGAATAATATGGCAACTCGTAAAAAGAAAACAGGTGTTATTGAATCTGCTGAAATATCAGAATCAATGGAAATGCCCGGAACTATCGGTAGTGCAAAACTAATTTTCCCCAATGAACCAAAAGTAGTTAAAGGTAATCATTTGACTGTAACTACACATCCGGATGGAAAGACTACACTAGAATGGGACGACGAAGCACTAACGCGAGAAGTTAGAGAAGCATTAGCAAGTGTAGAAGCTAAACCAAAACGTAAAATAAAGGAAAAATAATATGACACAGACTATACCAAATGTAACATTCGCATTTCGCGAAGGAGACGAAACACCAGCAACCGGAGGTTGCCCAATTGGGGGTGATTTTGTTTTTAAAACAACTGACGACCTATTTGCCAATAAACGAACAGTATTGTTTAGCTTGCCAGGTGCATTTACACCCACTTGCTCAACATATCAACTACCTGGCTTTGAAGAACAGTTTGCTGACTTCCAAGCAAAGGGCATTGATGCAATCTATTGTATTAGTGTTAATGACGGCTTTGTTATGAACGAGTGGGCTCGCGCATTAAACATCAAGAACGTTCAAGTTATTCCAGACGGTGCAGGCGCCTTTACAGAAGGTATGGGCATGACCGTTGACATGAGTGCTATTGGATTTGGCAAGCGCAGTCGTCGTTATGCGGCTATTGTTAACAACGGCCAAGTAGAACACATGTTTGTAGAACCAGAATCAAGTGCAGACAATCCGGATCCATACGGAGTGTCTAGTCCAGAAAATGTACTAGCACACACATGATTTGGTAATATTATCTATTGCACTGATCCATTAAATCTGTTATACTAGTATTATGAAACGTGATTATACAACCGGCGAAGTAAGCGATGTACAATTCTTTACAGGGGTAGAGATTGAACATACTCCAGCATTTGGAAAGATGACATTGTTTGTAACAGGCATACATTCAATAGAAGAAATTGCATTAAATCTACAAGGATGTGAACATATTTTCTTTGGTGCTAATCATAGTTTTAATCCACAGACCTATGAAGAACATAAAGCATGGGAAGAAATGATATTCTTTTTCCTTAAAAAAGAATATCTGTGCAGTTTAGATATTCCTATCAATCAGGTAGAAGAGTTTCATGAAAGCGGCTACTGCGAATACAATAATTTTATTCCGCAGATTCGTATACCTATTCCATATATTAAATTGTGGAATTATAATACAATGATTAAAATCGACGACAAAGATTTTAAAGCCACAAATCCAGGTGTATGGTCCCATAGCCTGCATAAATTAATGGACCGAGAACAGTTTACAGACTGGTCACAATATAAAAACGACAAGGTGATAAAATGATTAATTCAAAAATTACAAAACAGGCGGCTCAAGAAACCTCCGAACAAAAACTTTTTAAATTACTAGAAAGTATTGACTGGAAGCTATGGGAAATGTATAATATGTTGAAAGACAATTTGCCAGAGCAACCTAAGACAACAAAAAGGAAAACTGAAGAATGATTAAAGAAAATACAGTTGTTAGCTTAAAATTGCTAACTGGTGAAGAAGTATGCGGAATGTTCATTTCTGAAGATGCACAATTGGTAAATCTAGATAAGCCATTTAGATTAATTCAAAGTGAGAACGGATTTGGATTTGTACCTATGATGGTTACTACTGATCCTACACTACCGCATTCTGTTTTTAAATCTTCTATTGCAGTAATTACTCCTACATTCAAAGATATTGTTGAACAATATGATTTAGCAGTTAGTCAAATTCCTCAAGCACAAGCTCAGGTAAAGTCAACTACTAAAATTAATGCTACTGCACAACCTTCAACTAAAAAATCAAAACTTAAGGTTTAATGATGAATGATGTATCAATGATTTGGGTTACCTTCCGCAAAGAAGGTATTCACATGTATCCTGCGGCGGCTACAGATCCAAAACTTGCCACAGGCGATGAATACGATGTTAGCTTTTTGGGCACACCGCATCGCCATATTTTCCATTTTAAAGTTTCAATTGAGGTCTTTCAAGATGATCGAGACATTGAGTTTATCCAGTTTAAGCGTTGGCTTGAAAAGTGTTACAATGATGGCACATTGGAGCTCAACCACAAATCCTGTGAGATGATTGCTCGTGATTTAAACGACATCATCAAGGCAAGATATCCTGGTCGCAAGACCTCGATCGATGTTAGCGAGGATGGCGAGAACGGCGCTATCCTTATGTTTCACAACTCCTTTTAAATAGGAAATTAGCATTATGGCACAACCTGCCTACATTCAAAAAACTCTCCGCATGAAGCCCGAAGTAACAAAGATCTTTGATGATCTTGATGCTTGGTTGGACCATTGCCGATTCAATCTTCTTCCTTTTAATCCTGCAGATTTGTACAAGTCTCAAGAATATAGGTATTTTTCTCGCCCTGCATACGCTGGGAAAAATTTCAGAAAAGATTATCGTCCTAAGAGTCATGACAATTTTTCTCGTTGATTTAGAATCAGTAGAGACAAGGTACACGGGTCAATGGAAGGCCCATGTACCTTCCTTACTAAAGAAAGCAGGACATAATGTACGAGTTATATCAGGACCTGGAGACATTCCTCCAGCAACTACGCCAGGAGCTTTTCTTAACTTTGGTGGCACCAATATATACAAGGCTAATCAAGTTGAACAAATTAGCCGCCTATTTTGCAATGGATCCATTGTGGCTGGCGATCACTTTGTGTTTACTGATGCGTGGCATCCAGGAATTATCAATCTCAAATACATGAGTGAACTGCTAGGCATTCCGGTAGTTACACATGGTCTCTGGCATGCTGGTAGTTATGATCCTCAAGACTTCTTAGGTCGTCTTGTTGGCAAGAAGAAGTGGGTTAGAAATGCTGAGAAGAGTTTCTTCCACGCATTTGACCACAATTACTTTGCTACAGAATTCCATGTAAAATTATTTTTTGACGAACTATTAGAGGATGGCTGGCCTACTGAAAATCCATGGTATGAAGAAGACTGGGACGAACGCTATGACAGTGGAAAAATTGTAAAGACTGGCTGGCCTATGGAGTATATGGAAGATACATTAACTATGTATAAGGGCATGAAAAAACGTGATCTTATACTGTTCCCTCATCGCATAGCGCCAGAGAAACAGGTTGATATTTTCCGTGACTTAAAAGAACACCTACCACAATATGAATTTGTTGTTTGTCAAGATCAAGAACTGTCAAAGAACGAATATCATAATTTACTAGGTGAGGCTAAGATTGTGTTTAGTGCAAGTTTGCAAGAAACACTAGGCATTGGTTGTTATGAAGGTGCTATTGTAGATGCTATTCCAATGGTCCCGGATCGCTTATCATACAGTGAAATGTATTACGAAGGATTTAAATATCCTAGCGAATGGACACAAGATTGGGACAGCTATTTGCAACACAGACAAGAATTGTGCCATCATATTATTGTTACAATGACACACTATGAAAAGAGATTGCCTCAGTTACGTAAACAAACACACGATTTAACTGATAATTTCTTTAGTGCAAATAAGTTGTTGGATAAATTCAAATAAATTATAATGCTGTTCTTTTTTAAAAATAAAAACATTGTGTTGGATTGCTTTACATCATCTGATAACGCATACAATCTTTTTAAAATTGAACCAGCAAAAAAATTTATACCTGCATGGTGGAAAAATCTTCCTGCAACTTACAAGGTAGAAACTTCTCTAGCAGAAATGCCTACCATGAGAACATGTCTAGGAATTAATAATAATTTTAAACATGGATTTATCATGCCACTGTGGGCAGAAACTGTTTTGACTATTACACAAGTTGGACACGATAGATGGATTGTGGCAGGACAAGGTGCAGATGCGGCAACCAATGTTGTTAGTCATCATCCTAGTCAATGGGGTGATTTCATTGATAACATTAAGTATATGCATATAAAAATTAGTGCTCCGTGGCTGTTTAAATGCAATGAAGATATCAACTGGATGTGGACACAACCTAGTTGGAATGTTAAGGCATTTGACGAGTATTCAGTATTACCTGGTATTATTGATTTTAAATATCAATCAAATGCAAATATCAATATAATTGCTAGAAAACTTAATAGTAACAATCAACCAAATCTTGTAAATATTCCCGCTGGTCAACCATTGGTGCATCTTGTTCCTATCACTGAGCGTAAAGTTGAAATTAGAAATCATCTTATTTCTCCCAATGAATGGAACAAGATTAATTCAGAAAATTCACATATTAGCTATATAAACAGTTACGCAAAAAAGAAATATATTCATAAAAAAATTGAATTAGAACCTAAATGCCCTTTTAACTTTGGAAGAAAGTAAATATGAAATTGTTATTAACATTCCTAGAAAAATTAGGCCGCAAACGTATTGTAATGGA